TGCCGTTTGAATGTAAGGGAACTGCCGTGCGGTCAGGACCAGGTTGGCCGTGGCCGTCACCGCGCTGGCCGGGCCGACCGTATCCAGTGCGAAGGTGGGAACGTCCACGACACCCGCCACCGGGAACTCCCCGAACGGCAGAACCGCGCCCATCAACTGAAGGCGGTAGACCTCGGAACCCAGCCCCAGGTTCGCCAGCGCAAAGGCAGCCAACTGGCTCTTCACCGCAGCCTCTGAGCCCGTTGCCACGGTGGTCAGGTTCAGGTAGACGTTGACAACCTGCGCGCGACTGAACGGCACGGTCCGGTTGTTGCCCTGACTGTCGATAGCGATGCCGAAGTCCCCCGTGGCGCTGTAGCTGGGGATGCCGGCCGGCTTGTCGTTCCAGATGGCCTGCGCGATGTCGTTGCTACTGGCCAGGGGGGTGACGCCATCAAACACCACGACCTCGAAGGAGTGCGGGGGTCTGCCGGAGGAGTCCGTGAAGTCCGTGGTGTTCTCGAAGACGGAGCACTGCACAACGTTGGGTACGTTCAGGACGTCGGCACGGATGCCATCCATCGTCCCGCCACCTGCCGCGGAAAGCTCGGCGGTGCGTCGGATGCGGAGCTGCGCGTCGGTCTCCCGCACGGTACCGATGATGGCATCCGCGGCGTTCGTGATGGAGACCAGGCCGGCGGGCAGAGAGGGAACCACCGTCAACTGGCCAGCGGCGGCCGTTTGTGGGCCTGTGACGGTGGCTTGCCAGTAGGAGGCGTAGTTGCCGGCAGAGGTGCTAACGACGGGCCCTGCGGTCAGCAGGTTGCCGGAGGCGTCCGCGGTGCCTATGAGCTGCCACTGGTTGCCGGGCAGCCCGTTCACGTTGGCGATGAGGCCCGCGTTGATCGTGGCACTGGCGCCCATGTTCATCGTCACGACGACGTGGCTGAACGTGGCGTCCTTACGGATAGTGCCGGTGATGGCACAGACGGCATCGAGGAGAAAGCCCTCGGCCTTGTTGGGGTCCGTCTGCCCGTAGATAGTGCCAAGCAACTCCCAGACTTCGGCAATTTGACCGGAGAAGATACCAACGGCCTGCCCAAACGGTTCGGTGGGGGCGACGTCCAGGTTGGGATCGATGAGCAGGCGGAGCTTGGTGGTCAGGTCCAGCAGGACGTCTGACGTTAGTTTGGGGACGAACCCGGTGGAGAGCAGACCGAACGAGGGCGCTGAATAGCCCATCAGGAACTCCCAAGACCTTGATTAGTGGCGACATTCACGACGAAGGGCTTGTCCAAATCGGTGAACGTAATGACCGCGCCAGTGTCCCAGACGGCCTGGAAGGCCACGGAGAGCGCGCGCTTGGCCCGGTCGAAGGTGATCGTGATGCTGTTCAGGGCCTTGACGCCCTTCGTCTTCCTGATGATGTTGCCGAACAACTGCTCCAGGATGGCGATGTTCGGCTTCACCCCAAGGGCGGCGGCAAAATACGGCACACCTACACGAGTGTCCAGGAACCACTCCCCCAGAAACAGCTTGAATTGGTTACGCAATTTCTGCGCACCCGCCGTCGCGGGGTCCGTGACGAGGCTGAATTTTCCGCCTGTAACGGAAAGGTCGCCATCGGTGGTTTGGAGGAAGGTCGTCACTTCGTGAGTCTATCTCCCAGTCTACCCGTCAGATGCAGGTGACCTTGGTGGAGGCGACGTCAGCCAGGGTGCCCACGGGTATGACGCCCGGGACTGCGGTGGGAATGGAGGGGGGTCCTGCCGCCGCCGTGGCGTGTACGTGGGCATCGAAGGCCGCCTGCAATCGGTTCAGGCGTGCCATCACCAGGCTGGCCAGGGCCACGAAGTCGGTAGCCCCTGCGCCAAGGGCGATGACTGCCGCCCCTATCTGCACCTGGAACTCCGTCCCAAGCTGTCCTATGACCACGCGCTCCCCCGTCTGCACGGCCGTATCCGTCATGGCGGCCACGTCGGGCGGAGCGCCGGGGGAGCAATAGGGATGGGTGATGGTGTGACGCGAGACGTCGAAGGGCTCAGACTCCTGCCCCGTGCTGCGGAACTCGCCCGTGCCGCTCTCCGAGAACTCCACCCACACGAAGTCACCGGGCTGCATGGGGAGGACGAAGGCATAGCCGCCGGCCTGCGGCCAGCGAACGGGCACGGACGGCAGGATGGGGAAGGACTCGCCCATCTGCCTGGTGTCCGTGTCGTCGAACACCGGACGCTTGATCATCAACTGGATGTCTGCCAGTTGGGTCTGGGGGTCGTAGGTCACAACCTTACCCGGAAGTGCCGTGTGGATGTCCTCGCGCTCGCCGCGGAAGGCCTGCTGAAGGATCTCGATTAGTTCTACTGCGTAGGGCATGTCATCATCCTAGCTTGCTGCAAACCATTTTTGCGTACCACGTCCGCTCACCCGGTGCGGAATCCCCCTCGTACTCCACACTCTCGATGCGGTAGTCACCTCGCACGTTCGTGGCCTCCACCCGAATCCTGGCGCCAGGGCGCAGACCCGGCATGATGAGGGACTTGACGTCCAGGAATCCCTTGTTGTCCACGGAGGGGCTGCCGACCAGCCCGGTATTCGGGTCTGAGGACAAGAGGATCTCCTTGCCGGCCATGGGTTGCCCCCTGGGGATGAGGTAGAGTGCGCCGTTCTGCACGGACCACTCCAGCCCCGCACTCCGGCAGATGTCGTTCAGAAAGCGAATGGAGTGACGGTCGATGGCACCTGGCTTCGGGTGAAGCACCTGGTACTGCAACTTGCCCAGGACCGCGTTGGCGTCCGCCCACTGCTTTGTCTGGGAGCCAGATAGGATCTGCGGGATGGTGGTCCTGATGGCATCGAAGGCGTGCTGAATGGTGACGGTGGATTGTCCCCACGTCAGCCTCAACCCGGCGGCGGACATGACCTTCTCAGAGTCGCCGGTCTCGATGGTCGTGACGTTCTCCGGTCCCTCGACCTCGGAGAAGGAGTTGCGACACTCGCCAAGGAAGATGAGTTCGTTCTCCCCGCCGTAGCCAACCTCTAGACTGACGGCCAGTTTCTTGGGAAAGCTGAAGTACGCGCGCGTGACGGCGTCCAGGCCCCACACGCGAATGACCGCCGTGTTGGGTTTGGGCTTCAGGGTCTTCTTGACCTTGAATCGGATGTCCAGGGCCGAGAGGTCGATGGCCTCTTGCAGGTCCACGGTCGGTGAGACGTGTTCCGTGATCGGGGACACGACGAGCTTGTAGCTCCTGACGAGTAGGTCCGTCATCAGGTGCCTGTCGTCAGGAAGGTCTCATCCGCGTAGTACAGGGTCACTCGGGCCTTCTCGCCCAATTCGCCAAGGCCGGCGGGGCTGTCGTCCTGCGTGTTCGTCAGGGCGATCAGCTCACCCGGCGGTAGGTTGCCGAGGCCGCGGTACTGCCCGACGAGCGGAAATCCAGTGACGATCTTGATGCCACTGAGCAGGTCCTGTCCTGCGTTGATGTCTTCGATGGACAGGTAGTAGCAGTTCTCCCGCTGCACGTACGTGAAACGTAGTATGTACTCGACGCCGTCCAGGGTGGTGCTGATGCTGGAGAACGGATCGGCAGAGGTGTTGATGGTGGAAATGGACATGTGTTACTTACCCATCGCCGCTGTGATTTCGGCCACCTTGGCTTTGATCGCCGCAACGGCATCTGTGGCCGTGGCGCGCGCAACAGATTGCGGTTTGATGGCCTTCTTGGTGACCGCTTTGCTGCCCTTGTTCTTCGGGGGCGTGCCACGTGGTTGTGTGGGCAGGGGGTTGTCTACGAAGGCCAGGGAGACCTGACGCAACTCCTTGAATTCCAAGTCGAACATAGCGCCCGTGCCGTCCTTGGCCGAGCGACTCATTCGGATTCGGGTCAGCAGAACGTTCTCGAAAGAGTACTTCGTGGTGATCAGTTTCAAGACCTGCACGTCACTTTGAAGGCTCTGAAGCAGGATGAGTGTGTCAGCCACCGCATCGAAGTTATCGGCAAAGGTCAGGGAGCGGATGTTATAGGACGGTGTGTCTGCGAACAGATTGCCGATGGCGCCAACTAGGAGGCCGGCAGGGTTTGCATTCACCGCCTGGGTCTGCGCCGGCAGGACAAGTTTCGTATTGGTGACCGAACCGCCGTAGCCGTTCAGATCCTCCAGTGGCGTGTTCGACACGAAGACCTGATACCGAAACTGCTTTAGTTCCAGGCG